AAGCGTTCGGCGGATGGACACTCGGCAATAGTTCTCGAAATCTTTGAGCGCGGCGGCGTTCCCTTGGGCTTCGGCAAGTTCGCGTTCGAGCTGGCGGGCGAAGTCATACCAGTGTGGCCATGATCGAGATTGCGGCACCCCCGCGTTGGTCATGGTGGTTGCGTGCGCATCCGTCCTCGGTGTTGGTTCTGTTTTCATAATTTCTCAATGGTTAGCTTGTATCTGTTGCCGTCTGCGTCCGTGACAAGAATCACGTTGTCGCTGTCGGCGGATTCTGAGGCTGATTCGATGGTTGCTTGTGCAAATTCGCATAGCACCTCGATAATGTCGGCTCGTATGTCGGTGATGTTCATGGCTTGATTGCGCGTATTCAGCCGCGCCCCTGATTTTGGTTTTAGGCGAGATTTGCAGCGAGCCACGATTCCATCCACGCCTTCATGATTGGCAAACTAGCTCCCATTTGTTTGTTTTCGTGTTGGTCAATCAGGCTCATGAGGTTGCTGTCATGGCAGGGAATGCATTTTTTGCCAGATTTGAAAGCGATGGTTCCAAGGACTGCGGCGGTGACGATTGCGGTTTCAGTTTTCATATTGTTTATTTCTGGTGACGCGCTCATCATAACGAAAACGCGTCCGTAATCAAGATTTATTTTGCGAAAATCGAAAAAAGTTTTCTAGCCTTTATTTATCAAGGCTTCTAGGCTCCCATTTTTTTGGCGGATAGTCGTCTGTAATCAGATTTTCGCACTCGAAAGCGACAATCAGCGGCGGTGCGATTATGCTTTCGCTGTTATTCCTAGGCGCGATTCGCCGCAAGCATGTCTCGCATTCTTCCCATTCCGCGCCGTTGCAACGGGCAGTGTCGTTTGGTAGATTCATGGCTCGCTGATGACATAGACTGCGCACCCGTCACGCCGTCCGATTTGTTTGATTTTGCCCATGGCTTTTAGCTCGGTGATGCGTCCACTGATTGCGTTCATGCCGCATCCGTGCCGCTCTGCAATTTCCTTGCAAGTTGCGCCGTCACCAAGCGCGGATGATGGCGGCGATGAGATGGCAAGCAAAGCGCAAGGCAAGCGCAAGTGTGATGATGGTTGCGAGGTTCATGGTGAAACGATTGTTTGAATGAGTTATAAAACGGGCGTTTGATTGTTTTGGTGGTAATCGGGTTTGTGGGGTAATGGGGGAATTATATACATTCCCCCATTCCCCCACTTTTTAGACGGGGAGTGTGGGGGAATTAAAAATCAATTTCCCCATTTCCCCATTTATCTTTATTCTGTAAGGGTTTCAGCACAATTTGATTCCCCACTTTCTCCCACTGGCTAGCACACTCCCGCTTTCTATCGCCAAACGTATCAGCCCCCATGCCATAGGCTAGAACGGCAGCTTCGAGCCACTCATTCGGGCTTGGTTGCGGCAGTAGCTTTAGAATCATATCGCAAGTGAATTTCTTCTTGGCACCTGCTTTTTTCTTGCTCGCCTGTGCCATGATTTCATCCTCTGCTTTTACCACGCACGAAGTCACGACTTTCCCCCTGCGATTGGTTCCCACGTCCACGGGTTCCAGTGAGAAACATAAGGCGGGTATCGGTGCAAGGTCGCGTTGTTTGCATACGGTGGCGACTCGGTATTTGTCCTCGGGGTCGGGGTGCGTGATTTCAATCTCGGTATCAATAGCGGCACGCAAGCAACTATGCCCCCGCGCCCCCCGTGCTTGGTCTTTCCCGCTATGGTGAATCACGCACACGTGCGCCCCTGTGGTTTCCTTCACTGCGTCGATTGATTCCACGGCTTTTCCCATGTCCTCTCCCTTGTTTTCGTCGCCCCCTGCCATGGCTCGCGCCATTGTGTCGATGATGACAAAGCGAACGGGCATACCAGCGGCGGCTGATACGCTTTCAATCATTCGCTTGATTGCTTCGGGGTGGTCGGGGTGAAGTAGATTCACGGGCGAGAAGCATAGAAAGAACGGTGCGCCCTCGGGGAGTATGCCCCTTAGTCTCATCGCCTTGATTCTGTTTGCCGCGCCTGTGCGCCCTTCTAGGGCGATATACAGCACCGCGCCCTGTTCCACTTCCTTTCCTTGCCATTCGCGCCCTGTTGCCACGTGTGCGCCAATGTCGATGGCAAAGAATGTTTTTCCGCTGTTGCTCGCCCCGTAGATGACAGATGCCGCCCCATCGGTAAGCAAGTCTTCCACGAAGTCAAACGCCTCATTACTCTGCGCGTTTCCGCCGTGTTTGTTTTTGGTGATGTCTGTTTTCATTTTGTGTGTGTTGTTTGTTTTCTGTAGGATTGCCAGTTGCATTCGATGCCGCCACCGATTTCGGTAATGCGGCTTAGGATGCTTGGCGATAGTTGAGCTGCAAAGTCTTTGTTTGTGAGATTTGTGATGAGCATAGTGGGGCGCATCGCATCGTAACGCTTGTCGATGATGTGGGTCAGCTTGTCGTCTTCGTATTTTGTCTCACCCCTGACATGTGCCTCGTCGATGACCAGAAACGCCGCTTGCACCAGGCTCTCCACAATGTCCAATTCGCTCGGCTGGTCTTTGCGAGAAAATCCGTTCTTCATCCGCATGAAGATGTCCATAGCTTTGACGTAAACGCAGGGACGCGCTTTGATCGGCATTGAAAAGCCATCACGGTATGCCGGCGGGAAATACGGGTCATGGAAAATGCCGTGCGTGGCAATCTCAAATGCAATCTGAGTCTTGCCCGTTCCGCGGTCGCCCCACGCTACTACGATGCCGCCGCTCTGTGCGATTTCCAAGGCTCGCTGATACGCCGCTTGCCACTCGATGCCGCGCAACTCGCCTGCGTGCTTGTGGCGCTCTGGAAAGTCGATTAGCGGGTGATCTGCCCTTTTCAGCGCAGAAATCGCTTGCAGGGGCATTTCTGGCGCGGGAATCGAAATTTCTGTGTCGTCACGCTCTGGCATGTCAGGCGCGGCTTCGATTAGCGCGTCAATTTTGCTCATCACGGCATCTAGCGCCTCTTTGGTTTCGGTTTCGGTGTTCATGCTTCGGGGATTTCGTGGGTTTCACCTGAGTCTTTAGGGTTGCGGTCTGCGTAGGTGGATTGAGTGCCGCCACTTAAACGTGCGTTTGTTTTTTGACTAGGCATGTATTTTGCAGATTTCCATGAACGAATCATTGCTTGCCAATTTTTGATTGGCTTGCCGTTTTTCGTCCACCCGTTTGATTCCCAATGGTGAAACATGTATTCGCCATCAGATTCAGGCAATCCAAGTTCACGCGCAAAGACGCGAACAGCGTCAATAGACGGGCGATACATGACGATACGCGCCTTATTGCTCTTAGTCTTACTTAGTTCTAGTTCTTCTGTATCTGCCTCTGCTTCTGCTTCTGCTTTGTCAGGCAAAAGCGTTACATCGGCGTTACAATGCGTTACAGGTGCGTTACATAGCGTTACATTTGCGTTACGCGCACGATGCCGCTTTACGCGCTTGGCGGTTGCTTCTTTGCGGTCCTCCAAGCTAGCCATGCGGCGATACTTGGCGTGATTCAATAACTCCCATCCTCCGTCAATTGGCACGATGCGCCGTCCGTCAAAGTCAGGCGTGCGGCTATGCTTATCAGGCGATAAGAGCTTGCCAATTGCCATTTCAGCATCAGCAACAGAAACGCCTGATAATCGCGCAAGGCCTGGAATGCTTGCTTGCACTTCGCCGTTTTGGTCGCAGATTGCCAGCATGGTTATCCAGACAATGCGCGTTTTATCGTCCTCCGTCCAGATGGTGCTGGTCACAATCGAATTGAATAGTTTTGTGTAGTTAGCCATAAATTTGTGTTTCCTTGCGTTACTGTAACGATAAAGCGTTACATGTCAAAAACGATGTTTGCCCATAGATGGAAAATAATGCCGCTTTTGTGCTATTTCATCAGCTTCGACAAATACTCCACGCCCTTTTTCGTCGTCTTGTAGTTGTTGCGCTGGTGACTGCCGTTCTTGCCTTTGACTTTCTGCCATTGTTTTTCAAGCAATCCTTGCGCGATGTATTCGTGAAAGCGAATCGACTTCTTAGGGGTCATGTTCGCCTTGTCGCGTATCTCTTTGCGCGTCTGCCATTTGCCATGCGCAGCCATAAGGATTTTGATCTTTATCATCTCCTTGGCGGTCGGCTTCATGTTTCGCAGCAGTCGCAAAACGTCATTGATGCGGTCGTTCATGGCTGTCTCGTTCCGTAGGTTGCAATCAAAAGCGCATCAGCCGTGGCGTGAGTGACTTTTAACTGTGGGTATAGTTCCTGCGCTTTGCGCTTGGTGACGTTCTTATTGCCTTTCGACATGCACCCCATAGCTTTCTGCCATGCTTGCGGACGGACGCGCTCAAAGGGGATGCCAGCAGCAGTGAGTGCCATTTCGAGATGTCCAAAGCCATTCCCGAAGGTGAAGGCGCTGACCACTCCCATGCCTGGACTGGAGGACACTTGCTCTATGTAGGCGTGAATGCCAGTGCCGCCAGTGTTGGCATTGAGACTAATATCAACAATGAGATCCCATAAATCAGCAAGCGTGTCCGGCATCTTCTCTGCGCATGGTTTGCCGTCTGCGATCCACGCGATGCCGCCGTTCTTGCCAGGGTCAATTCCGATTGTAATCATAATTCCCCCTTTCCATGAATGCTCTGCCAAGCAACAGGCGCATACCGTTGCGGTGACTTGTTCAGCATCGCATCCTTGTATTCCTGTAACCATCGCCCCCAATTATCGCGCAAGTCGCGCTCTGCGTCATCTAACGCGGCGGACAATGCTTTGGTGTAATCGTCAGGCGTGACTTCGATGACGTTGAAATCTAACGGCCACGCCTCGGGGCAATAGTTGACGTAAAGCCATGACTGCAATCCCGTCACATCTAGCGAGCCATGCACCTGCGGCTTGTTCTCAGTCGGCAACTTGCCGCCGTTGATGATCGCAAGATGCTTTTCGAGCTTGTAGCATTTGATTTCCACGCCGCCAATCGGCTTGTCATTGTGGTAAATCAGCCCGTCAGGTGACGCGCCACGGATGGCGCCGTCTTTGATGCACAAGCCAGCGGTGCGAATGTCAAAGCCAGTTTCGTCAATCAGGCGTTGCAATGCAATAGGCTCAAGCTCATGCCCTCGGTCAGTCCATTCGTTGCCAGAAAAGCCTGGCACTTCGAATTCGGTGGCGATAGCGAGCCTGCGCAAATACATTTCGCGCTGTTCGCTGGTCTTGCCCGTGCCAGTGTAAATCTTGGCAAACTCGCTGGCCGTAGGGCGAACCGTGCGCCATTTGTGCCATTCGGCGCTTCCTTGGTCTAGGTTGAGGATTTTCATTGTTTTTTCAATATCAAAAGTTTCGACAATTCATCCGCCATTGCGCCGTATGCAATTGCCGCTCCAAGTGCTTTTTGTCCGCTTTCAAGCAAAAGATATTCTTCCTCATCCTTGAATTTTTGCACTGTGTCTTCTAGTTTTCTGACAACTTCAACGCATCGCATCGTTGCAGCAATTAGTCCACTTTCTCCCCAAAGCTCGCTGTCAGGATGCCCGTCTAGCGCAATTCTAAGATGTTCTTCGACTCGTTCTTGAGAGCATCCGTGCATTCTTTTTATACCGGACGGGTCTGCGTATTTTTCTTTATCTGTCATTTTCATACGGCTTCGATGTGGAATTCAATACTGCCAAAATACTGCGTGCCTAGCCATTCATTATCGGTTGCGTCCCAATATCGTATCTGGCGATTAGGCAATATGCCGCTGTCATAGCCCTTAAATTTGCCCCTGCCAACCCACCGTGATTTACCTTTCGGCAACTCAGGCAGCGGAAACATCTCGGCAGGTATCTCAACCTCGCGCAAGGTCGGGTCGCTGTTAGCTTTTAGCGCATCGCATAAGAGTTGCATTGCGTCAATGTCGCAGTCGTGCGCAAGCGTGATGCTTGTCACTACGTCCGCGCCGTCTGCGTCCACGATGTAGTTTTGCGGGTATTGCCCCGCGATTCGGAAAGGCGGTTTCATGCGTCCTCCTTTCTTGCTTCGAGCATTGCGTCTGCGTAGCCATAAGCAGCCCACGCCATGCTATTCGATGGGCTATCAATTCCTTTTCTGGTGTTGCCAGGTCCGTTCATTAGCCCAAGGTGCGCTCCATCAGGAATCATGCCAGTATTGTTTCCGTCATCGTCGAAAACCGGAAGCGCACTAACTTGAAGCAATCCCTGCAAAGCCGCCGCTGCGAAGTAGTCGCGGAGGGTCACGCCTTTTCCGTAGTCTCCGTGCAAGTGCAGCGGAAACGCGCTTGTATCTTGTTCTTCGCTCATGACAACTCCTCCTCGATCACGGTTTGAGTTTCAATAGCCGCAAACGGATCAATGCGTTCTTCGCGCATGACTGGCGTTACATTACGAGCGTGCGCAAACTCAATTTCTTCCTCTTTGCGGATTACATCTTGAATCTCAGGCGATAGCGGCAACCACTTTGATGCGCGGCGAAATACGGTTTTCTTCGCCATTTCGTCAAAGTCAGATACCCACGGGCCGGATTGACCAGAACGCGAACGCTTGCGGATAGCTTCGATTTCATCGCGCGTCATGACTTCGCTTTTCTCGCTGCCATCTTTAAATGTAATCAGGACGTAGTAAGCGTAAGGCGTGCCACGGTCTGCCGCGTAGTTCGGCTTGTGCGTGACAATGCGGCCACGGTCAACCTCAAAAGCGTCATTGATACACACTTTGTCGGCATGAATGCTTGCCACTGTGCCGCTGCGCATGACAAGCTCGGCAATGCCTTTGTAATCCAATATCAAAGTGCATTCCTTGCCGTAGGGGATCAAATGCGCGCGGCGGCCGTCTGGCTCGATGCCAAGTGCGCTCAGGTCTAATAGGCACTTCATGAAGCTCTCAGGCGTGCATTCCTGCAACTTTGGCGTGCGTGTCAGCGCCGTGATGGCGACACGGGCAAAGCGGTCTGCGTTTAGGTGTTTCGGCAGCGCAAGGGCAAATTGCGCCTTTACGTTATCTTCAGATAGCAAGCCTTTCAGCGTACGCGGTTTTGTTGGTTTGGTAATTTCGTTTTCTGATTGCATGGTATTGGTGTTGGTTAAAAAGCAAAGGTAAAGGCGAGCATGGCGATGCCAAAGCCGCTAGCGACTCCGAAAGCGTAAAGCGCGAACATGCCAAGCATAGGCGGCTGGCATTGCTCAGGCTCCGACAATCCAAGGCGAGCGCGTGTCTGGCTTGGCATTGAGTTAATTTCCGCTGGCATTGGCAGCGATGGTATTGATGGTAGTGTGGTCATGGTGTGTTGTTGGTTAGAATTGCGCGTTGAAGTTAGCGAAAACGTTCCCGCTGTCAAAATAAAAATAAAGATTCTGCGTTTTTCCTGATTCCATAAGGCTTAGAACTCGTAGTTTTTCTTCTCGTAGCGCCGTTCGTGCGCCTCAATCCGCCGTTGCACGAACTCGCGATGTTCTGGATGATCGGCTTTCAACGCCGCCGCTGTGACGTTGATTGCTTGCCGCTCCCATGTGGGCGCTTGCTGCCACCATAGGCGGAGTTGCGCTAGTTTGTCTTCGGTGGTCATGGCTTCTCTCTCTTGCGCTTCCACGCCCGATGAGCGCGGTCGCTGTTCTCTTGCCACTTCGCCGCATAACCCGTTTCGCGTTGCATCAGAAATGCATCACAGGCGCGGTTGAATTCGACTTGCCAAAGCGGTGGCAGTTCTGGTTCTTCCTCAACGCAAAAGACTTCCGCCCGTTGCGCCCCGCCGCTGATGTTGGTCATGGTTTTGCGTTTCATGGCTTTAGCTTCCATACATGCAACCTCCCTTCGCAGATCGGCGCGGTGATAACTACGCCCTCGCGCTGGAGCCGTTCCAGTGTCGCCATGACAGCAGGAAGCGACTTTTCAGCGCGTAGGGCGATTGCGTCCGCTGTGGATTGGCCTGCCTCTAAATCGCGGCGTATGCGTTGTTCTAGGGTCATTCTGATTCCTCCCATAATCCTAGAGTTCTCAGAAAAGCCTCGGCGCGTTGCGCGGCGGTGGCATCTAACAAATCAAGTCCAGATTGCTGATGGTATCCCCACGCCGGGCTCATAATGCGGGCTAATTTATCGACGAAATCATGCCGACTTGTCCAATCTTTTTCCCACAATGTTTGCTCCGCTTCGTGCATCGCGTTGAGGTCGTTGAGGTAGTCGGGGATACCACGCGAGCCGACTTCTCCTACACGGCGAAAATATCCATCGGGGCGCATTTCAAAACCGCAAGCCTCGGCAATCTTGATTCGTTGTAGTTCTGGTGTCATATCAAAACGGGATTTCAGAATTATCATCCGTCGAATCAATCCACGAATCATCTTTCTTGGCAGGCGCGGATTGCTGCGAGCTGCCAAAGGTCAGCGTCTTGCCGTCTCCGATAAACACACGCGGTTCTTTCGCTTGGCGTGCTTCCTTGCTTTGACGCATGGCGATGCTGTGCGTATTATCGAAGCGGTCAACTTCCTTGCGCTCTGACAGGTCACAGTCAAGATACGCGCCTTTCTCGCCAATGTAAACGGACGGATGCGGGATGGCAACATGCCATGTGCCGTCTTTCGATTGGAATTTCTTAGCGCCTGGGATTTTTAGCAGGTCGATTTTTAGTGGGTGTATTGTGCTCATTTCGTTTTTTTCTTACGTGGTTGTTTTGCTGCCCGTTGCCGTTGCGCGATTGCTGCGGCACTCATTGTTTTTTTGATCCCTGCGCCAAGACGGGCTAATGCCTGTGCGTGTGGGTTCTTGCTTGTTGTGTTCATGATAAATTAGTTGGCGAGGTGAATATGAGCGGAAACGCATCCGCTGTCTAGTGAGAAAATCAAAAAAGTTTGTTTTCCTTGTAAAATCAATGGTTGCATGGCGGTGATTTTGCGCACAAAGTCGCGTAAATCATACGAAAACCGCGCTTTTTGTGCGAGAAATTAGACGTTGACAATCCGCTCAGATGTGCGATTGTTTGCGCGAACCTGTAAAGCGCCGTATGGCATGTAGTAGGTGATGCGCCATGATCTAACGTAAAAGATGCTCCGCTTTCGGGGCTATGCGGGTTAAAATCCCGCTGGCGCTACTTCGCAGAATACGCGTTGCATTGCCGCCCGTTCATGCGAATCTTGCGCACGGTGAAAACGCCGCGAGCCACTAGCCTTGTCATTGCGCCTCGGCACGCATCATCGGTCACATCTGGCTCGCGCAGTCTGCGCTTTTCGATGTAGTCATCAATCGTAAATTCATCGTCACGCAACGTAAAATCGCACGACATTTCGAGCGCCTTTTCCAGTGCGCTCAAAGTATTCCTTGTGGCGAGATCCATACTCCGTTTTCCTTTGTTACTTGCCATGCTTCCCATGCTCCCGATTTAGTGTTTATGATGCCGTAAAGAAAACCGTTTCGATGCCCTAGCTTAGCGGGTTGGCGGTCGCTGTAACTCAGCTTGTCCAAGTCTGCCATGCACGCGACAGAAAACGCTTTGCCGCCGTCGATATGCCGCGCCGTGTGTTCATCCTTCGTGTGACAGTGACCGTGCAGGCACTCGCCCCAATTGTCAAAATGCGCCTTTGCTGGATAGAGCGTCGAGCGGAAACCGTGAATCAGTTTCGGGCCGCCTTCGGGCATTCTCAGGAACTTCGTCACCTTGTATTCGCAAAACGTGATCTTGCGCCTCTTAAACTCTTTCTCGCTGGCTATCACAAGTTCCTCGCACCGTTCGCGCAGCATCCCATCCGCGCAATGCGTGGCGTATTGGTAGATGCGGTCATCGTGATTGCCAAGCGTGAGAAAATTAGGCTTGTATTCGTCGAGAAAGTTCAGCCCTTCCACGTAGTCATCGGAAATTCCGAAAGCCTTTTCTTCCTGACTAGCGCCACGGCGCAACGGCGAGAAATCCCACAAGTCGCCAAGGTGAATACGGTAATTCGGTTTCCATGTCTCGCAAAATGCCAGCAATACCTTTTTCGCCTCGTTGCAGACTAAGCCGCCGTGATTGTCAGTGGCGACGATGAATTTTTTATGACTCATAATTTTGCTTTGATTCCATCCCACCCGGGGAAGTAGATGTTCTCAATTGCTCGCACTACGGTTTCTTCCTCGTAATGCTCCAAAAATGATGCGCCGCTAACATGCAAGGCGGCGTGTAGAATCTCATGACGTAGCGTTTCGCGTAACGTCTGCGCTTTGGCTAGGCATGCCGTGCTTATCAAAATCCTGCGCTCGTCGAATAGCATTCTTCCGTAGTCCCCGCCGTCTAGCTTTTCCACGGCAATCGTGAACCGAATGCCGCCAATCATGACTGACGATGGGAGTTTAGCCTTCATTCGCGGAAATTGCGCCAGATGCCCTTACAAGGTAGGGCTTGACCGTTTCGGGTGTGTTTATGTAAATCGGTCTGCGCCGTGCAATACAGCGGCTTTTAGCGATGCGCGTGACGGTCACAGCGTCCGATTGGTTACCGCCAAGAACGTGATAGCATTCCGCATCCTCTGCGACGTAGAATCCAACGTGCCCGCCGCCATTGCGCGAGAAAACCAGAATGTCGCCTAGTCCCGCGGTTCCCACGGGTTTTCCGTAGTTCGCCCAGCTTCGCGCCCATAGCGGTGATTTGACTACCTCGCCAATGTTCCCGCGCCGTTTGTAGGTGATATAAGCCGCAAAGAGTCCGCACCACGGGATTTCATCCGCCGTGTAATCGGTAAGGTCGCAACCTGCGTCCATCAGTTCCCGCGCCCATGCCATGATTGCCGCTTCATGTCGGCGCCCGGGTATCTCTGTCACGCCATACAAGCGCAACGCCTCGGCAATCGTGCGCGGCAGCGGATTGACGGATTCAAGCCAAGCGTATTTTTGTGGCAAGTTCATTTGTCGGTTTCAACTTCAATTGCGCGGTATGGTTTGAAAGAATATTCCCCATACTGCCCGTGAACGGTAACTTTTCTGATGCTGCATGAGTTTAGCACCACGATCAATACCGCAAGCGTGATTGCCAGCGCGGTGAGAATGATTTTGTCGAAGTTTTTCATTGCTTCACGATTCTGATGCTCTTTTCCTCCCCGAAATGAATCCAGCCAAACAAGCGAACGCCAGCGAAAACGATGCCAGAATGCTTTGCTTTGTTGGATTCCATGACTTCCTTTAGCGCAATATCCGCCTGCCGTCTAGTCAAAAGTGCCGTCTGGTATAAAAAATCATGCAGCAATGCGCATGGCAAGTTGGCGGCATCATCTGGCCAGTTCGTCATGCCGTCGAACGCATACCCTTTGTAAATCGTCAAAATGTTATGCAACACGCTTCCAAGCATCCGCTTCCCGTGGTAAATGTCGCAGTTCGGAATCGTCACGCCGTCGAAACGATAGCTTGCCAAGTTGGTCGTGCAATACAACCACGTTTTATTAAAATCCGTGTGGAAGCTAGGGCGTTGGACGATGAAGACTTTCATTGTAATTTGCGTTCGATGGTTTCAATCAATTTCTCATTCGACTGATGCAGCTTGTCCAAAGTCGTGTCGAGTTTGATCCGCGCCTCGGTAGCTTTTTCGTGAATCTCCCTATCCTTCACCATAAGCTCGTCAAGTTTCGCTTCCCGCTTTTCGAGCTTGTCGCGTAGGTAGCGCAAGCCTAAGAGCAAAATGCCAACGCTTAAAACCGTGCCGCCGCTTTCAACCCATTTCGCAAGATCAGCCGCCATGACTTGTCCTAGTAGGTGGGAGCCGTATTTCGTGACTCCCGCACTCCCTAAGACAACCGCAAATTTCCACGCTTCAAATTCCATCGCGTTAGTCATTTTCTATGGGTTCAGGTTCAGGGTTTACGGGGGGACTGTAAACAAATTGACCGTCTTGGAAAGCGTAGCCGCTCGGCATGGTGACGATGACGCGCAACGTCTCGCCTGCTTGCTCCAGCGCATGATTAAGCGCGTTGCCTAGTAACGTATTCTCTTGGAATCGTGCCATGGTCAAAGCGATGTCATGATTCAGCATTGCCAGCACGTTAGGCGATTGCCAGAAAAGATTGTAGCACTCATTGAGCGTAATGGCGTGGTGCAAAGTCGCTTTGAGTCCTCGCAATGTCAATTCGCGGAAGTGCTGCTGTGGTGTGATTGGTTCTATCATGGCGTTAGCGGATTATGGAGGTATTTTCTGCGCTGATGTAATCAATGTCTAAGGATCGGGCGGCGTTGGTCTGCGTGTTGACTCGAATATCTAACGCCATCGGGTCGCTTGAAGGCGTGTAACTTGTGATTGTGACGTTGGCATCATGGAGCGAAGTCCAAACGCTGCCGTTCCAGTCCGCTTCCTCAATCTTGACATATACCGTGGTCGCGTTAATCGGTCGCATGATTGTGCGATACCGCTTGCCGCTGGCAAAGCTCCCGTTCGCTGGACCATTGGTGCCGAAGTTGGTAAAAACTCCCGCGCCCGTTCCTGAAACGAGAACCCATCGCCCAGAGTTGAGCGAGGCCGCATAAAGCAGGAAATAACGCCCAAACGCCCCCGCCGTCTGTTCCATGCCAATGAACGCATCACACGTTGTCACATCGGGTATGGCAAAATGGGCGCGGATTTCGATGCCGAAGATTGTGCTTGTCGGAATCGCTAGAATCGTCCTTCGCTGATTGGTGCTTGTCGTGCCAGTTGTCATCCTGCGCACTCCCCAAACAAGTGGGCCGTTCGCGCCTACGGAATCGCTGCCCGTGCCTGAGTTTGTCCAAGTGTAAATGCCAGCTCCAGACGCGCCCAAGAAGTCTTCAAACAACGCGCATGGCGGGGATTGCGTCATGGTCATGGCTATGATTCTGCCATGCGAATTGCGCTCAAGCGCGTTGATCGTAGGGCTTGTGATCGTTGGCGAGTCAGCAAAAACAAGCGAGCCGCTTCCTGTCTCATCGGTCACGGCGGCGGCGAGATTCGCGCTTGTCGGAGTGGCAAGAAATGTTGCTACGTTTGTGCCTAGTCCGCTAACGCCCGTGCTGATTGGCAGCCCCGTGCAAGATGTGAGCGTGCCGCTGCTCGGCGTTCCTAATGCGCCGCCGTTGACGACAAGCGCGCCTGCACTGCCGATGTTGACAGCAAGGGCAGTTGCTACGCCTGTGCCGCCGTTGACGGTTGCGAGCGTGCCATACTGCGCATGGTTTTTGTATTCGTAGCTCTGCCATGCGCCTGAGTGATAAATGCGCCGAATCAGACTCCCTGCCGTGCTGTATGCCGTGCCACCTACTGTCGCCGTGCCATTGCGCACAAGGACGGAAAAGTTCGCGCCCTCTGACGGTGTGGGGTCTGTCACAGTGGCGTTGTTCACGGTCACATAGCTGCCACCGTTCGCTGCCGTAAAGTTTGCGGATTTGACTTCTTGGGGCGCAATAACTGCTGTAAACGTGGCAGAGCCGCCGAGGAAGCGGTAGCCGTTGGCGAAGCGGAATGTTTTTTCGTTAGTCAGCAGGCTTTCAACGTCTGCGTCTTGTGAATCAGATTCGACCGATGCGCCGATGTGAATTGCTTTTGCGCGAAAACCCGTTGCATAGCCAAAATCAGCGCTTGCAACGCAAGATACACCGTTTGCAAAAGATGTCGTGCCGCTGGCCGTTGATCCGCTCCCAAACGCTATTGAAGCTCCGCCACTCGCGGTATTCTGATACCCTGCCGCGAAGGCGTAAGAAGATGATGCCGTGCATTCGCCGATTGCCGCTGCTGCTGATCCTGTTACGACGCTATTTTGCCCGACTTGCAATGATTCAAGCGATAACTCGCATGTTGCATCGCTCGTCGTCGCGCTCGTCACGCTGTTCGGGCCTGCTGCGCCCGTTGCGCCCCGTGGTATCGTGAAATTGAATACAGCCGCGCTGCTTGTGCCGCTGTTTGTAACGCTTGCATTTGTGCCTGCGCTGCCTGTGGTGGTTGTTCCGACTGATACGGTGGCGGCGGCTCCACGCGCTCCATTAGGCTCAAGCGTGATAACCTTAACGGGAGTTTCTCTGTCAATGTGTATGTGAATATCGCTCATGCTCTTGTTACAGTTCCCGTTACGGTGACGTTGCCCTCCATCCATCGTTCCACTTGACCATCGCCATCAGTGACGCGCAAATCCCAAACGTAGCTGCCTGCGGTGAGCGCCAGTGTATCAGCGGCGAAAATAGAAACGACGATTTGCCCTGATGCGGCATTCGTGGTGGAAATGTCAAATTCAAAGATGACGGCAGTTGTAAAAGATGTTCGCACCTGCGCCCTGAAAGCGTAGCCAGATACGTTAAGCGTTTGCGTTCGCTGGCAATCGCTGTAAAACGTCACCGCCTGAGAAAAATCGGTGTCAATTAAGACGGTCAAGTTATAGACGGCGGGTGTCATTTCTTATGGTGCGGTGTCAAATAGCTTTAATCCTTCAGTAACCCTATCGTGCCGCAAGTTGATTGGCAGCGTGGCGCAATATCCGCGCTCATCGCCATCTTGCCATTGTGTAACGTGATACGCTTTGACTTTGATTGAAGGCGGCACAAGGTAAAGCGCCCTCATGTTTAGCCATGCTTCTGCGCAGTTGCATCGGTCGATTGTATCGGCGGCGATGCGTGCCGCCTCTACGTGTTCGCGTGTTGCGCTCCAGATGCCGCCCCACGCCTGCGTTTTGCCGTTATACATGATGCGCATGGATTTTGCCTGCCCTGCCTCTGCTAGCCAGTCTGCGCATTCTCGCGATAGCCAAATGTCGCAATCCATTTTCATCAGCACCTCCCCTGCTTGTGAGTTCGCCAGCATTCCATCCATGATCGCCTTCGCGCAAGAATTGCCATATATGCCGCGACCGTGCGTGCTGTAATAGCCGTAAACAACGTCATCAGGCGGCGTTGTCCATTCCGTAGGGTCAATCATTATGTCAGCTTGCCAGCCTAGTGACCGCATCCGTGCTTGGCACGCACGCGCAACGGGCATGTCTGATTCTCTGGCTAGTATAAACGCTCTGGTCATGTGCATACGCTGTCGATTCCGATTTCCTCTAGGTTGTCAGATAGCGGTCTTGTAGCTACTGGCTGGCCGATTCCGTGAAGATAACCGCTGATAAATGACAACCGCGCAAGCTGTGTCGGCGTTGTCTCTGGCTCTGTCGGGCAGTCGATAATCCGAAAATCCGCCGTCAAGCCAGTGGTGTGGAAGATGTGTGAGCCAGTTAGGAATGGCACTAGCTTCACGCCGCTTCCGTTGGTCTGCAACTCTGCGAGCTTGTAGTTGTATACGCCATCAACCGTATCTGGGATGTAGTTGCGCGACTCGGCGGCGGTTGACCCTGCATTGATTACTACTAAAGTCAAATCTTCGCCGCCTTTGACCCTTCCAGATTCATCCTCTTTGACTTGCACGAAAATCCCGTCGCCAACGGCCATGGAGAACTTTGTAGGATCGTCATTTACATCCAGCCGATTGTCGCATTCATGCAAAATCAATGCGTTTTCGCCGTCTAAGGCTGAAATCGCACGCTCGGCAACGTAGCCTTGCGCCACGGTGACGTAGTAAGCATCTGAAACAGGATCGCGCCCAAGCGTTAGCTGAAAAGGATTTTGCTCTACGTATTGGCGCGTGCTTGTTCCGACTGGCGTTCGGTCACGCAATCGCTGCAATGACGAGCGAATGCCGTTTGCCCATTTTGCCGTGATCGGGTCACCTGATCGGATAAGATCAGGCAACTGAATCGGCGCTTCTCCGTTTCTTATTTTCATGTGTCGTAAAGGAAAGAATCCCATCCATCATCCTCTGAAAGCGTCCATTCCAGATTTGTGCGGTATAGCTCGCCAGATTGCGATTGTGAAACACTTGTCAACATCCAGTCACGCGTTCCCGTCGGCTCTGGCGGCGTTCCTCGCGGTGTTGCAATCTTGCCAAGTTTGTTGATTTGCTGTGGCGTGAGTTGGTCAACGCCCTCCGTCGATTCGTTCCATGTATAGACACTTTTTTGATACGTGGTCTGTCCTTGCTGAATTCGTGTTGCAAATTCGATTGCGTCCGCGCCGGCTAACTGGTCAATGTATGCCACCTCAGCGTTTGCTTCATTGTTGAGATATAAAACGCCATCGCCTATGTTGTAGGTCAACTGCCCCGCAATTAGCATTCCAAGCAAAGTCTTATCAAGATCGACTAGCGGCTTCCATTTCGGATGCTGCGAGAAAGAAACGTCTGATAGCTGCCCTGTGAGCGTGTATGTTGGCTCTACTCCAGGCGTAAGCTCATCGCCTTCAAATTGCGCCGTGCCGCCCGTAGCGGTCACGTTGAAAGTGTAAAGATCGCCATCCGTGCGGACAAAGGTCACCGTGTCGATTGTCAGGAAAGAATCAAACGGCGCTGGCACGTTAGGGTCAACCGATGAAAGCAATGTCCCCCGCACAAAGTTTGGAATAACGTCCGCAAAGTCTGATGCCTTTACAACGATTTCATGCGTTGCCGTCCATCCGCCTGATTCGCTGCGTGTGATTGAAAGCCCGGGTTGAGCTTTCATTTCATTTACCCCAAAACCAAAAATTGTTGCTGCCATATTAGTTTGAGAATCTTGCGCTTGTTGCGCTTGGTTGTTTTGCCCATGCCTCCAAAATGCCAGCTTTTACCGCATCGCTCATTTCTGCCGTGATGCCAGTTTTAATGCCTTTTTCCACTTGCGATTCAATGTTGACTTTTTCAAGTGCTGCGTTTGCGCCAGTGGTTTCCATCGCTCCCGTGAATTGCTCGCGGAAGTTCGTTCCGCCTCGCGTAAATTCTCGGATGCCCTCGCCAATGCGTTTTGCTCTGTCAGGGTCAAGCATGGAAACTCCGCTTAGATTTTCCGCGCCGTATGCTAGTCCTTTTCCTAGTAATTCTCCTAAGTTGTCCAATCCTGCAATCAGACTTGCTTGTAATCCTGCCAGAAATACGGTTCCGACTGTTTCGCCAATCATGGCAAACTTGTCAGTGTTTCCCTGTAGTGATTCAGTGATTGCCGCGCCAAGAAACTCGCCAGTTGCAGCGAATTTGCCCTCCAATTGCGGCAGGAAATTATTGCTTGCGTCCAGCGCGTCTTTCAGCCCCTCATTGAATCCCGTGCCAAATGCGACTTGTAGTTGAGTTACAGCCGCTTTTGTCTGATTGATTTTCGCGTTGGTGGTGGTGCTTCCTTTTTCAATCGCTTTATAGAATCTCCCGCCTTCGCTGGTTGCAACTTTCAATGCTTGCGCGACAACACCAATGGTTATCTTGCCAGCTTCCATGTCCTTGAACAAATCAGAGTATGACCTGCCCGTTTTTTCTGCAATAATTTGCAGCGGGTTAAATCCACTTTCGGCAAGCTGGTTTAATTCTTGCCCCATTAGCTTTCCTTTCGCCGCAATTTGAGCAAACGCCACTGACAACCTCCCGAATCTCTCGCTGTTTCCAAGGGAAATATCGCCAATCATTTGCAGCAATGGCGTAACATCTTTAATTGCAACGCCGAATCCAAGCATGAGCTTTGCGCCCTCTGCGTAGTCTTGCAAATTCAGCGGCGATTTCTTTTCTTCCTCCCTGAATGTTTTGATAAGGTCTTTAGCGATTTTTACGCTTCCAGTCAAAACCTCAAATTGCAATGTCAAATCCTCTACGGACGCGGCAGCGTTTGAACTAGATACGACAAGCGCACCAAGTCCAGCAGCACCAGCAGCGCCCATTGCGGTCAATCCAGCAACTCCAGTTGCCGTTGCGCTACCGATGTTCGCAATCGAGCCTTTAACGCTGCGCAGCGTCTTCTCTAGATGCGTTGCGTTGCCGCGAATATCTACGGTAAATGCCATACTTCTTCTAATTCGCTGGTGTCAATTTCATGCGCTGCAAATGCAATTGGTTCATGCTGTTCCGTTTGTATCTCTCGGCGGTAAGTCTTAGCGCCTTTGCGGTATAAGATCGCGTGAAACAATTCCGCCTCTTCGTCGATTGGTAGCTCATCTATCTGCTTTCGTGTCCATCCGTATTCTGATGCCAGCAAGTCAACTATAAAGGCGCGGTCACTTGGCGGGTCACCTCGGTCTGTGGCTTTCCCTCGTCGGCAGTAACGACTTGAGCCGCCTCCCATCGGTTGATTACGCCTTGCACGTATGCGCCAATCTCGTTCTCGTCGTCTTCGCTAAGGTCGAGCGCAACGGCGGTCATCGCGTCGAAAAACTCATCGTCGGAACGCATCGCCTTTCGCACTTCCTGATCATCAGTCATTGCTAGTGCCGCATAGCCATAAATCAGCACCGTGCTATGACTTTTCCCGCGCCGTTTCTCGTCGGGGAGAAATTCGCATAACCGCGCCCAGATGAAGTGATTCAGTGGTCGCAATTCTTTTCCTTGTATTGTTGGTGGTGTGTTCATTTTCGATAGAGTAGTTTTTCAAGCGTGAGAATCGTTTTCTGGTCGTCGTCTTTTCCGATGTATGCCGTTCGCCCCTTGTGTTTTACTGCCGTATGCGTAGCGGTTTTAATGTCGGCTAATAGCTGTTTCCAGTTGAGCAACGCAGCTTTGATATAGGACAAATCAGCCGTTGGCAGCTTTAGGTGAATCTCCTTGTCCATCCACAAATCAAGATCAACTGCCGCGGCGCGGTTAAAGTGCCACCATGTCGAGCCTGCATGTTCATTGTAGCCGACGCACGGATGCCCTAGCGCAACAAGAGTTGCGGCAATCGGTGTTCCCGCCGTGCTGATGGTATCGCCACTGTTGACCCGTGAGACGTATTCCGCGCCTCCTTTGGCATGTTCCGCCATCTGCCACATGACCGTGAACGCACGTTTAATTCTGGCTAACGTATGTTCAGGATTTTTCAACATCCATGCTTCGTCAAACCACGCCTTCATTATGACTTCTGCCGTATTGCCCGTTGGTGATGCACCGCAAAACTGCCAAATGATTTTTTGCGTCCTGATGCCATCGCCTACGATAACGCGCATCGGAGCCGCTGGATGCAATGGAACGTCAATGCTAATGATCGCCGCCGCTAGTTTCGGATCGGTGACTTCCTGCATGATGTGCGCGACACTATCGCCGCGCACGCCTGTAAAGGGCTTGTTCATTTTAAGTTGTAAGCGTTACGCGCTGGCGATAGTCGGGACGTAAGTAGCGGAAAGGGAGATGCTGCGGTAGTCGTCAGCGGCCTGTGTGACCTCGATGGTATCAATGATGGTCAATCCGCCTGTCATTGCGCCGATCAAGTGATCGGTCGGAACGGTTGCAAGAGATAAGCTAGTGCTGATACTTGCGGAAAATGGCGATGTGGCGGGAATCTTGCCGTTTAGGGCAATCGTGCAATCTTCGTCAAAGTCGCTGCGCCCTGTGCGGTCGCCCGTGATATTCATGACGTTCTTGGTTTGGCACTTGTAACTCCATGTTACGCCCTCCAATAAAAAGCCAGTTTGCTGCGCAGGAATGCCCCACACTCCGTTCACAGATCCAAGTAAAGTTGCCATGCCTTTTGCATGGTGTCAAAATTTACGTTGTCTGAAATACAATGTCGCAGTCAAACGCGCATTCCAAGCTATCAGACTCCCATTGCGGCACGCCTCCGTTCGGCGCGAAGTAGTCAATGTAAATGCTGCTCAATTCCGCATTGACGAGCGTGGCGAAACTGGATGCAAGCAAGGTTTCCAAATCATTCGTAATGTCATTGATTTGATCGACCGTCAAAGAATCGCCAGAATGCGCCCTTAGCTTGATTTCCACCGTGCCGCGATATGCTTTCGGCAGCGCGTTTGAAATGCGCTCTGTGGTCATCGTAACGCCAATAAAGGGCAATTCCACCTCCGCGAACTGTTCTGCGTCCACGGCGGGAATGTCGGTGATGTTCGCGCCAATGACTGAAACAATGGCGGCTTTGATTTGTTGTGTTGTCATTTAAGATTTCGGAAAATTCTTTTAGCTGCGGTGATACTGCGTCGATAGCCGTCCGCAATTGCCGATTGCACGTTGCCATGATTTGAGTTGCGCTTGGCGTAGGCATAGTCAACCTTGTTCGTGAGAAGAACGGAGCTGCTCATAAGTTGCCGCTTGACTAGTTTTGACTCGCCAGCACGCGCATTTACATGGCGGCGAACCCATCGCGGAACGCCTTTGATTTTGCGGATTTTGCCGCGCACGGTTTTTAGCAATGGCGAATCAATTGTTTCTCCCGCCTGAATCCATCCCGCTTTTGCCAATCCCGCTTTCGCCATCTGTGAATCGACATATTGCTTTAGCTCGGAGCGGTCAAAGGTCTTGCGCTTTGGCTGAAACTTCGCAGGCGGCCTAACCAACACTTGAAACTTGGCATTCTGGGAACGAAGCTGCCGATGGATGCTTTTAATGTCACCCTCAAATCCCTTGAACTCGGCATAACGAGCCGCTTTATGAACCTGCTTTGCGATGCTGCCCATGTATTCCTGCCCAACGTCATTCGACAATCCGAACGGTTGAACCTTCCGCGCAAGTTCTTTTGCAACGGACGTTCCAATGATCGCGACAGTTTCAGCAACGCTCACTTGCGCCCTAGCTGCAAACGCTTTCAATTCTGCCTCTAGCTTCGCTGATTGGCGCTTGCTTATTTTTACGTCAATCATTTCTCGTTAGGGTCTGCTAGGGTGAAATGAATGCCAATCGTGCCAACGTCCACTTGTGAGACACGATAAGCCGCGCCGTTGATTGTGCATCGTTTGTTGAGTAGCGTTAGCGGCGAAGTTACGTCCGCAGGTTGCGCCGTGACAACTCCGCGCACTTGCGGTTCTAAGCCGCCAAACTCGCCATCCACTGACTTGCTGGTGAGATTGTCCACAACGGAAAATGTCTGCCCTGCGCAGATCATTGTCGCAATACCCATTGTTGTGTCGCATTGGTCGTTATGCGACAGCATGAAATCATCCACCAAGCTCATGCTTTACGCATGGTGTCAACTTCACTCGTAATCACGCACGGCGAGGAACGTAGGGAAACGAGGCTTGCCGCTGTCGGTCGTGCCGCAAAATGCAAACGATACTTGCGCCCCGATTGCGGGAAGCGATGCGCGAACGGCGTTAGTGAATCCCGCGCCAAGGTCAAAAATCATGCCCATCCAATCGACTGTAACGGCGTTTGTCTTGTGAGCAATCACGGTCGCCTCGTCGCTGTCCACCCATTTGATTTTCAGTAAGTTGTTTGTGCGTTTTTGCTCGTATGCCATAACTGGATTACGGAGCATAACGCCTTCCGCACCCACTGCTCGCAATGCGTCAAAATAGCCGTCTAAATGCGCCTCAGACTGGCAAACGATATGCTCCACCACTTGCGCCACAGAAACGCCCTGCAAGGCATCCCGCGCGTATTGCAAGCGTGCCGTGAAATCGCCTTGTGCCTCTGGTGCGTCGAAAACGTGAAACTTGATTTGCGACCAGTCGCCTGCTTTGCTGCGCACGATTCCGACCGCTTGCTGAAACATGCCGCGCCCCATGAACAACTCACCATCTAGGGCGATGCTTGGCAGTTGCGCCGTGAACCATGCGGGCGCGTGAAACTTGTTTCCATTGCGGGAAATGAATTGCTTTCCATCCCACAATGCACGCACTCCATCGAGCTTTTCAGACATGAGCCACCCTGTCGGGTCTTGCCCTTCGTAGGTGTTGGCTAGTGTCGGTTTCGTGGTCACGCGCAAGATTTAGCGAAAACCATTTCGCTCGTCAATCTTTTTTTACAGAAAAAAGCCTCGCACCGTTTCCGATGCGAGGCAGACGCAATACACACATCAACCAGACAAAAAATTTACTCAGGCGCAAGCGTTGTTGACGCGTCATGCCTGTAATAATGGAGAACCGTGTCAATATGCAACGCGGATTTGACTAGCTGCCGCGCTTGCACGCACCACGCCAGGTCTTCGCCGTAGTTCACACTCAGAAATTGGCACTCCTTCACTTTTTCGCGCTTCCATGCGCAAACGTGCCACGGCGCTCGGAGAGTAACGCCGCCAGCAACGAAGTTCTGGTCTGGATTGTTCAATCCAAAATGCACAATACTTTTCAGCCCGTTGTAAGTGCTGTCCTGCTTGAATGTAATCACATCAGGCTTGCGCTCAATCGCGGCGAGCAAGCGTGAAACATAGTCATTTGAAATGTCGTCGTCGTCATCCACAAAAGCGACATACTCGCCCTGTGCAATGTCAACCAATGACTGCCGCTTCTCGCCAATGCTGCGCTTGCGATTGTCGGAAAACACAAGATGTTCTACCTCATGCGTCCCGATCTGCTTTTCGATTTTTGCGGTTAGCTTTTCGAGTTGGTTTGCCCTGCTCGGAACTGTCGGTGTTAGTATGCTTAGTTTCATTTTTTCTGAATATGTTTTCGTAGTTGTTTCTGTATGCCTCGCCTTTTACTGGTCGCGGCAAATCTCCTTTTCCTGCGCTCATTCGTTTTCTTGTTTTGGTTTTTTGACCCAGCATCGACCAACTGTCAGATAATCCACGCCAGATGTTTCCACAGCGTCTTTCACGCTGTCAACATCAATGTCGTGACCCGCGAAAAAGCCCCCTTGTTTTACCTTTGGCGACCATGCTGCAATGTCCGCTTTCACGGAATCGAAATCATGCCCCCCGTCAATGAAAATGCCGTCAATCTCGCCGTCGATGAACTGTTCTGCCGCTTGCACGCTTTCCATTTCCACAATCTGAATCATATCCGCAACGCCCGCGCGTTCGATGTTGTCTTTGAATTGAGCGAGGATGCTGCCGCCGCAATGCTCAACATATTGTTGTTGGTCTGCCTTGTCTAGCTCGCCTTTCCATGTGTCAACACAGTAGAGCGTTACGTTCTTGCCCATGCTTTGCAATTCCTGAGCAAGCGCAATGATGCTTTGCCCTAGCCATGCGCCAACCTCCACGAACTTGCCGCCCTCTGGCAATGCCTCGGCAAGCGCAAAGTAAAGGTTCTGGAAATCGCACCATCCATGCACCTGCGAAGGCGTGAGTTTCCCATCCACGAGAAGGTCGAACGTCTTCTTGCCGCGCCGATAGTTCACATCGCTATTGCTTCGCTTGTAAGTTTCGTCCCACTCGCCTTTTCCGAACAATGGATGATAATGATTGAAAACCAATCTGTCGCGTGCGTCGATGACCACGCCATCCATGAACGCTTTGTGCGAAAACCACGTATCGGAATACATGGAGAAAAACTCAGGGTGATAGAGATAGCCTTGTTCTTCGTAGCGTTTGCGCGTCAGAATCGACATGCAAAGCAAATCATCCTTGCGGTTGCCGTCACTGACTGCTAGCACCTTTGATTCGCTCAAATCGCCAAGCTCGGCAAGGATAAGTTCATCCCATCCCATCGGCGGTTCAAAGTCATCCGATACTTGCACCAGCACATCGCCGCGGCTTTTCTTTGCCGCTGCGTTCCATGCGCCTACGCATCCGCCAGACAGGACGATTGTGTGATTCGCCAGGCACAGCGGCAGGCTCGCTTCGTCGTCGTGGTCGATAGCAAAAATATGCTCAATAGCATCTGGATTCTTGGCGCGGCGCAACCATTCCTTGCGGCACATCCATGCCTTTTGCGGTCTGCCTCGCGTGGCGTGAAGCAGGCTGATTTTTTTACCGTTCTTGATGAAGTGATTTGTTTCCAGAACATCGGCTTGCGCGATAGCATTGTTTGCGCGTAAAGCCATGCCACGGAGCGAGACGCCTAAAGAACCGTAATACGGGCGGCGCAAGTTCCATGGTGGATTCTGCGGTATGTCTAGCGCAAGCATTGCCTTGGTTAGCCCTAGCGCCTTTTCTGGCTCCACGGTCAGCAATGCAAGCGCAAGCTCGCCGTATGCCTCGCGCCGATTCGGGTCGGTCATGAGCGCCTGCCCCAGCATCGTGATTCTTGTTTGCAGGTCATCCGACAACTGCGCCAATTGGAAAAACGCTTCGTATTTCTCATTCGTTCCCGCTTCATCATCACGCACAAAGTCAATCGCCGCCATGGTCGCATCATCGCGGCGGTCGAGCGCAATCAGCGATTGCATACGATGAAACTTCTGCGAAATGCTGCGCTCGTCTTCTGGAACGCTTTCGATGATTCGCAAGTTGCGCTCATCGCGCGAACTATGGCGCGGCTCGCTTGCGTGGACAATTTGCGCATGTTCCAGAACTACCGCTTTGTGGTCTTCTTTCAGCTTGAAGCACTCGTGAATCGGATTTACCCACCGCCCCGCGCCTTTGCGCCAGATGCGTTCGCGAATGTTGATAACGCCGTCTTCTGGCACTACGTAAGGCATCAGCACGCAATCGACTTCCTTGTCTCGAATGTCTTTCAGCAACAACTTGATTTGCTCGATAGATTCGGCGCTGATTATGTCATCCGTATCAGCCCACATAACCCATTCATTTTTCGCCATGTCGCAAGCAAGATTCCTCGCACGTCCGAAGTCGTCACAATGTGGCCAATCGCAATCTGGCTTGTTGAAATACTCAGAAATGCGAACGCCGCGCTTCTCACAGATTTTAAGCGTTCTATCCGCTTTTTGGTTGCCAATCGCACGAACCGCGATTATCTCGTCAGCTAGTGGTTGGAAGTGATCTAGGAAGCGACCAATGATGGATTCAACATTGCCAACGATAATACATAGACTGATTTTCATAATAAGAAAAAGCGCACCGTGCAAACACACGATGCGCTTTAGTCATGCAATTGTCAACCAGAAAATTATGGTTTCGTCGCAAGCGCCAAGCCAAGGGTCAGGCCAGTCGCCATACCGTAAAGGCACTCAAGAGCGATGTAGTGAACGCCAGCGGCTTCGTTATAGCTGCGGCGAAGACCCATCACGATGCCCGAAGGATCAGCAACGCGTTCCACGGCCAGGTAAGCCTCGGGAGCTTGCGGGGCGAGATAGCGCATCGCAACACTAATGGCGTCAGGGTGAGCGGCGAAGGCAACTAGCGAAGTGGAGGAAGTCGGCAGCAGGTTGGTTTCGTAAGGAGTAAAGCCGACCAACTTGCGACCAAGCGAACCATCGCGAGCGGCGAGATTGTCGCCCATGGCGTAGGCTTGCAGCACGTTGGAAGAACCAAGCAGGGCAGCGCCGACGATGGGATTGAAAAGCACGGAGCAATCGTCGATGTTGACGTTGTTCTGAGCCAGCTTGGAACGCAGGGCGATGATTTGCGCCAGCGTGTAGTTAGCCTCGGCGGTGGTAACGGTAGCGGCACCAAAGTTAGCAGTCGTTACCAGCTTGAAGATGTTTTCCAAAACTTTAGCACCAAGAGCGCGACCAGCTTGTGCGGCCATCGCGTCAATACGAGCGGCCGAGCTGTTGGCGAACTGCAAATCGGTAACATCAACCGAAATCACGTTGTGTTGGTTAAGATTGACCGTGTTGTGAGTCACAGCGCCGCCAGCAGTCTGATAGTTGGCAGTCGTGGCGTTGAAGGTGGTTGCAGTCAATGCGCTGATTTGAGGCACAAGGATTGCGTCACCTTTGCCGCGAGCATCGGAACTAAAGTCACGGGAAAATGCGTTGATTGGTGCAAGAACGGCAGTAAATGCCCGAAGTGCTTCTTGCGCGAAAATGGTGTCGTTAAACGATAGTGTGGACATAATTATTTGATAAGTTGAGCTTTAATTTCTTTTTGGTTTTGATTGTAATACTTGGTTTTTTCTTCAGGCGAGAGAGTCGCCATGATTGAAATATGGTCGGTTGGCGCTGCTTCGTCGGCGCTTGCGTCAACAGGCGCGATGCCTGCTTGTGCTACGATTTCAGCGGCGCGAGCTTCGGCGGAAGTGCTGGCTTCGATAACGCTTGCTTCCAGTTCCGCGACTTTGCTTTGAGCTTCGGCAAGCGATGCCGTGAGCGTGTCGCGTTCTGCGGTGATGCTGTCGAGTTGCGCCTTTACGCTAGCAAGCTCGCCAATCGCGTTCTCAAGGTCTGCCGTGCGCTCGGTGAGTGCTGCGGTCATGTCGCTGATTTCCGTTTGCGCGGATTCCAGACTAGCTTCCAGCCCTTGCACTTTTTCAGTGAGAGCTGCATCAGGGCGGAATTTGTCGAGGATGCTCATTGCATTTATTTTGGTGTCAAAAATTTCGTCGGCAAATCCCATCTCAATTGCCTGCTTTGCGGTCATCCATGTTTCTTTTTTCATGAGAGCGCGAATGTCGTCTTTGTCGCGTTTTGTCTTCCCGGCGTAGATGCCCGCGATTTCGTCGCTGATGTTTTCGAGCAATTCCGCATACCGTAGCAAGGTTTCACTGTCGCCTTGTGCGCCGCCTGATGCCTCATGAATCATGATTTTCCCGTTGCTGGCAATCTCCACTTTGTCAGCCGCCATCGCAATTACGCTGCCCATGGATGCTGCCAGGGTATTGATTCGCGCCGTGACGTAAACGCCGCGCTCGCGTAGCTTTTTCATTTCGTTGAAAATGCGATAGCCCTCGAAAACGCTGCCACCGTCTGAATGGATTTCAACGTCGAGCGTATCAATGGCGTTATCTGCGCAGGCTATGATTTCACCGAATGCGTAGTGATTCTCCACGGCTTTCATTCCGTAAACCTTGGCAATGTCGTCGATGAGTTTGTCCACGCTGATCTTGTCCACGTGGTCATTCAATTTCACCTTTGCCGCTTTGTTATCAATCGTAATCATAAAATTATCTGCGTTTAGTTGTTTGTTTTTTTGATTTGCCCATGACTTGCCAGCATCGCCGCCCCATAGCGCCCATGCGATGCGCCCCGCTGACGGGTAACCCTCCTCGCCTTGCCGGAATCCTTGCGCCTCCTTGTCAACTTCGTGCCGTGCAAAATAGCTAACCATGCGCCGAACTGTCTCAGGCGATAGATTAGCGCGATTGCTAATGTCTCGCGCACGCGCAACGCCGATTGCCGTCCCTCCACGGTTGAACTCGGCACGCCACGCAAGTCCGCGCCGCGCCTCGTCTGCCATTTCGGTTGTCGGCTTTAGGGTCATGCTTCCACTGCTACAATAAGAATGTTCGCCGCCGATGTGTTGGCTTTAGCGTAAAGCGTTGCACTGCTCGGCGTGAACAGGCACGCACCGCCTGCCGCAATCTTCGTTTTGAATACGGTCAAGCCAGAATCGCCGCCAAGCTCAACAAATCGCGTGGTGCTGAGGTTGCGAATCATGACTAGCTGCGGAGCGCCAGTAATGTCGCCAAAATCCACAAGCTCGGCAGTCGTGCCGATGTTCTGCGTAACCTGCGTCATTTGTGCGCCCGCCATGTCCGCAAACAGGTTAGCGGTTTGATTTACTGTCGCGTTGTCTTTGCTCGCCTTAAGCGATACGGAAAATGTTACTTCGTTAGCCATTTGCTTGTGGTGTTTGTGTTGGTGTTTCGTTCGGTGTCAGCATCGCCATTTCTCGGTCTTCGATTGTGATGCCTAGCCCTGATTCGTTGACTGCTTTTTGCTTGAGCTTCTGCATCGTGAGATAGGCGAGGCGTTCGTCGAGACTTTCCTCGGCGGATTTGCCAAGATAGCCCAAAATGTCTTGCGGATTCAAGAATCCCGCTTTCCACATCTCGATCAGTTCTTTTGATACGCGCCCATCGTCGATGGTGAGTTTTTTAGGATAGGTAAACTTCCACTTCCACCAATCGTTCGCGGCTTGCAGTCTGCCAAGTTTGATGAACTTCGCGGTGACGTAGTTGACGATGCGTGCCGCTGCATACTCCAGCAGGTCTTGACGGTCTTCTACGGCTCGCTGTGCGCGTCCAAGGTCGGCGCGTTCTGCTGTGCCTTGTCCCGTTGCGTGCCATACCATCGAATACGGCCAGTTAATGCCGGCAAGCGCCTTGCGGATGATGCGATTTTGGAAACTCTCCCACATGTCGCCTGGGCGGTCGTTTTTTACGACTTCTAGCTTGCCGCCGCTCTTGGCTGCAAAATAACGCACAGTGCCGCCTTGATAGTTCTCGGAGATGATTCCTTGCTCATTGGTGCAACTTGTGCCGCCGATGACATTCGCGTTGTCGTCAATGTCGGGCAGTCCAGTTTCATTGTGTTCCGTCATGACAATGGACGAAAGCATCAACTGCGCGTATCGCTCCCATTCGTGAGATTGCAGAGCATCGCGCAGGTCATTGATCGCGTGAGTGAATGCTGGCAATCCGCGCCCTTGTTCCTGCCATGACGGGTCAAAGATATGCACCATGTCGGCGGCGGCGATGTATTGGATAAGCTCGCCGTATTCGTCGTTGAAGCAATACGCCAATGGCGCACCGTTGCTATAAATGATGCCATCGGTTAGCGTCTTGCCGCGATACTGCCCCGTGGTCAACTTCCCGTCTTCCATTCCAACGGGCGTTGCAATCCGATGCGCGGGAATTTGCTGAATACGCGGGTAGTCGTTCTCCGTTTTTGTCAGCAGAATGAACGCCTCACCATCGCGGTCAATGGCGCACGACATGCTGTAAAGGTTCGTCTGAAAAGTATTCTGACCGCCGCGAACGTCGCAGATTTTATACCATTCGTCATTCAGCAAATCCTCGGCGGATTGCGCGAACTCTCGATCTTTCGACTTGCTTTGCGCCTGCCATGAGCGACCTACGGAATACATCGCTTTTTGCTGAATCGCTCCAAGCAAAATGCCATCATTCAGATACAGACGGCGCGAAAACGAAACGAGTGCCTTGCGATCATACGCAGGCACAAGCTCGCCAATGTCCTTCATCTGCACGGGCTGAAACGGTCTCGCTGCTGAGTAGCGAACCGCCCCTTGTGCTGCCTTCCATGGCTGTCCGTATTGGTCAACTATCATAAACGGTTCTGTTAAGCAAATCTCCCACCGTGCGCGATTGTGGACGGATTCCACGCTTAATCCACGCGATTGCTTGGTTCAAAACGACAAGCCGCGTGGTTTCTGGTAAAGATACGAGAACGGTGTAGCTGATGCCGTTCTTTTGCGAGTTAGTCAGGGTGTTGCCGCCACCTTTGGAAAGCATACCCGTAAGCGCCGCCGTGCGTGCGTCGATGAGTGAACGCAAAATTGATGGGTCGTCCTGCGCTGCGTCATAATACGCCTGAATCAGTTGTTTTGCCGATACGTCCACGCATGATGCGCGGTGTCAAAACTTACTCCGCTTCTTCCTCGTCTTGGCGCGTTCCGATTAGTCCAAACATGGAAGCAAGAACAACTTGCATGGCTTCGCAGTCAACGGCATGGTTATCATTGTGCCGCTTTTTCCAGACTGCCGTCTTGCCTTCGCCGCGCCTAGCCTCTGCGTCGATTTGCCGCAAGTATTCGCGTCCTACATCGTCGGGAATCTCCCACGCCACGCCTTTTTGGTTGCGTAGCTGATGCAAAATGTCCTTATGCCGCAAGTTCGACCAGTAGCAAACCATCGTTTTCTTGCCGTTCGCGCTGGTCACGTTCTGATACCGTGAAAACGCCTTGTAAATCGGTTTCCCGCTCTTTGACGGATGCGGGTAACTGTCGCGCCCATCACCGCGCAATGCCAGCCATCCGTATTGATTGCATCGTGAGTAAACTTCGCTTGTCTGATAGCCGCAGTCAATTTGCGTCTTGCGGTTTTCGACTTTGTAAGTTTCTTGGATGACTTTGCATCGCTCCCATGTGTCAACTTTGCCAAACCACAGCAAGCGGGAGCTGCCATCGTGCCGCCATGCGCGAATCACGCACCAGAAATGGTCTGCTTGCCTATCAAGGGTCATAAACCGATGCGCCTCATCGTCGATCAACTCGCCCTTGTCATACTCGGAAATCAGATACCCAAAGTCCGACAACGTGACGCGGTTATCTTCTTGCTCGTCGCTCCAAAAATCCGCCAAGCGTTTCTGGATGAACTGCCGCAACAAATCAAGGTTTCCCCGCGATACCTCGTCCATTGCTTCGCATCGTTCGATTACCAAGCGCCACAATGGGAGTCGCCAATTGGCCAATGCGTTGTAATGGTAGCCCTTTGAATCTGGCATTCCCTCCGTTTGCTGAATGTATTTTCCCGCCGTAGCAAGTTCGCGCCTGATTTGCGGCTTGTCTTCGATGTGATAGCTGCAATCAGCATTCGCGCACTTGATTCTTGCCGTTTGCGCCATCGTTACGCGGTCCGCGATTGTCTCATCATAAACCACGTTATCCCATCGCCAGCCCTGCCATGTGCGGCACGCCGGGCATTCATAGCTGAACTCATGCTGTGAAGTTGCCGCCCATTTCTTGTGCCAGTCGTCGCCAACGTAGCCGCCCTGAGAGAGTAGGTAGAACTGCCGATTCCAACGGTCATGCAATCGCCCTTGCGCCTCGCGGATCATGCCCTTGTCCCATGTCCACACCTCGTCGCACAATACGCGACGCATGGATTTTGCTTGTAGTCCGCTGATATTCGCGCCCGTGAGAAACATGCTCATGTGCGGGAAAATGATCGCGTCTTTCCGCAGCTTGTGACGGTGCTTTCCCGTTGGCAGCAGGCTTGCTGTTTCCTTGGTGTTACGCAACGTGTATTGCATCCGCGTCTCTGACCAGTCTTTGATGTCGGAATCCGTTTGCCCTACGATCATTGTGCCGCCAGGGTCTTCGGAAATTACGAACGCTAGGGCCGCCTCGATCATCGTGGTTTTGCCAGTGCCTACGGGAGCGAGCAAGCACACCTCTTTCGCGTCAATATCAGCGAAGGCGTCGAGCGGTTCTTTCAGCCATGGCGCCGAGTCTGCTTCGTAGGTTGGCGAGAGTCCTTCGTAAAGCGCCACCCTGCCAGTTGCCCATTTGCTGGGCGTGGTTTTCGCAGGTGGACGGCACGCGGTTCGGAAGGCGGAGAAAAGGATCTCTGTTTTATTCATCTACCGCAGGCGCGGTGTCAATCAATCTGCCATAGCTCCGATTCTGTTTCACTTAGTTCTGTCAGTAGCTTCTCCGATGACTCTCCGATGATCTTTGCCATGCGGCTGGGTGATTGCCCCTCTAATGCTGGAGGAAGGTCGGCTTGCATTCGCATTATGCCTGCGCGAATTACCGCGCCTAGCTTCGTGAATGCGTCTCTGACTTCGTTGACGCTGATGTATGAGGCGTTGAGAACTTCGAGCTTTTGCGCCGAAAGCAAGCCGTCGATCTGCGTCTTTAGCCGCCGCGCCTCTCGCTCGTCAAGCGTGCGCATCAGCGCGTTTTTCAGCGCCTCGATGTCTTGGTTTTCTTCCGATTGCGCGGGTATTGGCAGGTAATCGGGATTGATTGTCTTTGGGCGCTTTTGCAACTTGGCAACGTGCGCTTTCACACTCTCGTCGTCTTGGATGTTGCACCCGTCATTCTCCCAATGAGCCAAGGTTGCCACGCTAACGCCAATCGCAAGGCCACGCGCACGAAGCATATCTGTGCGTCCTGTTTTTGGTCTGCCTGCTGGCAATTTTGATGGTTTGTTCGCCATGAAATACTGCTTTTTCCCGCAATTAGTCAAAAAATCGGCTCATTTTGACAAAGGGCGATGAGTCCGCCA